CCTGACGTATGAGGCGAAGGTCATCTTGGACCTGATCCCGCATATCTATGACCGACCGGGTCGGATTGCGCGGATTCTCGACCTGGAAGACGAACCCAAAACGGTCATGTTGAACGCCCCGTTCCGGCGTGATCCAGAGACACAACGCCCCATTCCCGCACCAGGACCGCCCGCGATGGCTCCTGGTAGCCCGATGGGCGTCGGAGGGCCACCGATGGGTCCGGGCGGACCCCCGATGAGCCCCGGCGCTGCTCTTTTGCCTCCTGGGGCACCGCCGATGGGACCGGGCGGTCCCCCGATGGCCCCCGGTGGTCCTCCGATGCCGCCTGGGGCACCCCCGATGGGCATGATGCCGCCGCCACAAGCCGAGAAGCCCATTGAACTCTACGACCTGCGGAAAGGGCGCTACGGGATTACCGTCAGTATCGGACGCAGCTACAAGAGCCGACGCGAAGAGGGTGCGGACGAGATGGGCCAGTTGTTTGAGGCCAATCCGAGCCTGTTCCCGATATTGGGCGATATTTACCTGAAATTCCGCGATTTCCCCGGCCATCTGGAAGCCGCCGAGCGGGTCAAGAAGATGCTGCCGCCGCCGCTCCAGGATCAGGACAGCGGTCCCGATCCCCAGATGCTCCAGCAACAGATTCAAGAATCAGGGCAAATGGTCGAGCAACTCACCAAGGCGCTGGATGAGAAGACGCAACTGCTCGCGACCGACGCCCAAAAACTCCAAGCCCAGACCGCGCAGACCCAAATGGACAATCAGGCCAAACTCGACATTGAAAAGATGCGGATTGAGATCGAACGGATGCGGAACGAGACCGAATTGACCATCACGGCGATGAAAATTAAAGCCGATGAGGCCGAGGCCCGACTCAAGTCCGACACGCGACTCGCGGAATCAGAACAGTCCAATGCGACGAAAATGATGCACGACGTGACCGAGCACCAGCACCGCGAGGAGATGGCCGTCATCGACGGGCTCCAGAAAGAATCGGCCTCGGCCCAGTCTGCGGAGCAAGATGAGCACGCATCCATTCTCGCGATTGAACTGACGCCACCGGACAAGGTTGAGTGATGCCAGGGCAAATACCGTATCAAGGTCGAATGTCAGATATTGTCGGGAGCGATCCTGAGATAAGTCTTCAGGAAGCTCTGGACGCCCGAGACCTCCGAGCGGGTGCAGTATTTGAATTTGATCCAGAATCAGATAGCTACTTCAATGAAATTGGCGACAGATTAAATGAAGCGAATCCATTGAATGAATACACGAAGCCTGATATTTGGAGAGGTGGAGAGGTCCGAGTAAATGACGCCAATCAATCCTGGGTTTGGCATGAAGATGAACAGGACTATCTTAAACACTCAGGCACGGTAACCAATAAGATTGAACTGCTCGGTGAAGAGTTAGAGTCGAAAGTTCGTAGAAAGTACGGAGATGATGTCTATTTGGTCTTGAAAGGTCGAGAACATGAGACCTACGGCTTGGGAGAGCAGGGCGAGAAAAAGCGTGGATATAAAATAGAAAAAGGCCCAGGAGGGTACTATTATTCGATTCCTGCTAACTGAAGAGGTCAGGAATCGAAAGATCCATGATCAGAAATTGACTTATCTCGGAAATATATGATATTTCTATTTCACGAGAGAGTGACGTTTTCACCTGGGCACGACTGATTCCCGTGCCGACACCCGCTCCCCGGCGGGGTGAAGACGACAAGGGGACACACGATTCGGGGGCGTGTTATGGGTGTGAGCTACCCAGGACGCGCCTTTTTTTGTGCGGTCCCCCCTTTTTGAAGCGAGGGTTATGGCTACTGACGCAGGACAGGTCACCGACGGCGACATCACTATCGACTCCAACCACGAGACGGTGGAACAGATCGAGAGCGCCTTTCTCAGCGATACGCCTGAGAACGCGGAGGATACCCCTTCGGTCGCCGCGTCTGCACCAGAGTCTGCTGAGTCCGTCGAGGCGCAGTCAGACGAGCCAGCCCCTGCCAAGCCGAAACGTCGGAGCAATCCGACTGAGGCCGTGAAGTCCGCGATTGCGAAGCAGCGGGAGGCCGAACGACGGGCCGACGCGGCCGAGTCGAAAGTCCAGGCACTCTCTGCGGAAAGAGCGCCGACACCGCCAGAGACACAGACGGCACCGGAACCCGAACCGCCGAGTTGGGCACGGTTCAAGGAGATGCCGGGTGTGCCAAGGCCGGACCAGTTTACGGCCTATGAAGACTACAGCATGGCGCTGGCTGAATTTGTCGCAGACGCCAAGCAGACCGAGCACACAGCGGCACAACAGCACGCCTACGAGCAGCAGCAGATCGCGCACGAGCAACAAGTGCAGCTTGATCGCTGGTCGAAAACACTCGATGAGGCCCGTCAGCACAACCCGAAATTTGACGAGACCTTGAATCTTGATACGCCGATGTCGCTGCCGATGCAGCACTTGGCGATGGAAAGCCCACAAGGCATTGCGATCTTGCAGTGGCTCTCCGAACACCCAGATGACGCTCAGCGCCTCTCCACGCTGCACCCGGCAGAAACCTACCGGGAAATGGGGAAACTGGAAGCCCGACTTGAAGCTGCCTCACCCACTGTCAGTAGCGGCCCAGCCCGAGTCGTCAGTTCTGCGAAAGCCCCAATCAAGCCGCTTGGGACTTCGCCTCCCGTTGAAGACCCCTTTGAGATCACCGACGATTTATCGATGGATGAGCATTTCCGTCGCATGAATGCGGCAGATCGGCAATCGGGTCGTCTGTAACCGGACAAGGATGATCCATGGCTAATACCCTAGCGACACCATCTTGGACGACGAAGGAAGTCGCACGCGGCTTTATCAATAAGCTGGTGTTTCTTGCCAACGTCAACAGGACGTACGACTCACAGTACGAGATTGCCGGAGCAAAAGTCGGCAATACCGTCAATGCTCGACTGCCCCAGCGGTTTACCGTCACGGACGGTCAGGCGCTGCAACTCCAGAACCTGTATGACCAGACCGTCCCGATCTCGCTGACGAATCAGAAGAACGTGGCGTTTGGGTACTCCAGTCAGCAGGCCACGACTGAACTCGATAACATTCGGACGCGCTATGTCGATCCGGGCTCGGAAGCCCTGGCGAATGCCGCCGAAGTGCTCGCGTTCAACGCGGTCTATCGGGACATCTACTCGTCTGTCGGCACGCCAGGGACCACGCCCAGTGCGACCCTGACGTATCTCCAGGCGGGGGTGAAACTGACCGACCTCTCGACCCCGTTGAAGGGCCGCGTGGCCGTGCTGGACCCGCTGGCGATGAGCACGCTGGCGAATACCACGAGTTCGCTCTTCAACCCGACTGCCGTCATTGCCGAGAACTATGAAGAGGGCATGTTTGGTCGTCGGCAGCTTGGGGTGGACAAGTGGCTGCAAGACCCCGTGCGTCCGACGCATACGACCGGCACCTACACGGCCTCGACGCCGTTGGTCGATGGCGCGTCTCAGACGGGCAGCACGCTCGCCACGGATGGGTGGGCCTCGGGAGCCGCGACACTGAACAAGGGTGACATTTTCACCATTGCCGGTGTCAATTCGGTCAACCCCCTGTCGTACTCGTCCACGGGACGGTTACAGCAGTTTGTGGTCACGGCGACCACGTCTGACTCGTCAGGCGACATGGCGACGTTGCCGATTAGCCCCAGTATCATCACCTCGGGGCAACTCCAGACGGTGGATGCTTCACCCGCGAACAATGCCGTGATCACCGTGCTGGGCACGACCTCGGCGTCGGGCGGCACCCTGGCGACCACGACCAGTCCACAGTCGTTTGTCTATCACCCCGATGCGTTTGCGTTCGTGATGGCCGACCTGATGAAGCCCGGTGCGGGCGCAGAGTCCACCACGGTACGTTCCAAGGCACTCGGATTTTCCATTCGCATGGTCGAGCAGTATCAAATCGGCACGGACCAGAATCCAAGCCGTCTCGATATCCTGATCGGCGCAGCGACGATCCAGGCGCGTCTCGCCTCCAGAGTGTGGGGTTAATCATGGCACTAGTAACAACGACGCTCTCGTCAGCAGTTGCCGTCGATGACACGTCTGTCGTCGTCGCGTCTGCGACCTCATTCGATGCGGGACGCCTCGTCCTGGTAGACCAAGAAGTGATGCAGGTCGCCCAGAACTACACGTCCGGCACCACGGTTGATGTCCTGCGGGGTATGAACGGGACAGCGACCAAAGCCCACGTGGTCACGTCCAATGTGTCGCATGGAGACGCGACCGATTTCTCGACGCCTGCCGCGCAGGAGATCATCGGTTACCAAGCGTCACGGGCAACTGTGATCAGTAGCATCACAGCCACCGGCACATTGACGTTGCCGAAGGCTGGAACTGATGCCCGGGTGATCCTGAACGGGACCAGTGTGATTGCGCTGACCATCCCGGTCCCGACCAAGGACATGGACGGGACGCTGCTGACGATTATGGGCAACGGGGCTGCGGCCCATACGCTCACGTTCACTGGCGGGTTGTCCGGTGCGGGCTCGCCCTACGACGTGGTCACGACGAACGCCACGGCTCCGATGGCATTCACCGCGATTGCGTGTAACGGGTTGTGGAACTCGTTTGTCGCCACTCCGCTGGTGGGGGTGGTGACGGCCATCTCGGGCACCATAGGCTAACACCACGCAGAGGGGGGTCACGATCCGTGGCCCTCCTCTCTTTTCCACGAGGCATTCATGGCGATTGTGTATAACCCCGACTCGGACTACGCCCGAGAGATGGAGAAGTGGAACCAGCCGACGACCAACGGCGGATTCGGAGCGGCGAGATTTGAAGAGTATCCGCTCATGGTCTTCAAAGCCTTCAAACGCGAGAACGGTCGCGTGATGTGTGGCGATCCACTCGCCACTGTGGGTGATGCTGAAGGCGAAGCCTTTTCCCGGTCGTGCCAGCTCATCGTCAGGAACGATGATGAGCGGGACCGGGCGATGGATGATGGCTGGTCGACCGCACCGGACAAGGCTATCGAGAAATATGAACTCGATATGCAGTCGATAGCCGAAGTCACCGCTCAGCGCCACTTTGCCGATCAGGGACTCAGCGATCTCGCCAAGGCCGAGGCCACGCAGGCGGATGCGGCGACCCATGAACAGGTGCCGGCCGTCCCGATCACGCCGATCAAGCGGAAGCGTGGGCGTCCGCGTAAGATAAAGGTATAACGCATGGCCCAAACCAGCGGTACGTACAACCGGTCGGTCGTGATCACCAAAAGTGACACGGTCAACTTTGATGGCAGCACGTATTCTGCCTCGGCCTCGACCAAGGCGATTCCCGCTGATGCCATCTTCGTGGGCGGGGCCGGTGTCGTCGTGGCGATTTTCGAGGATGGGAGTCTCGCGCCCTTTACGGTGCTCGCCGGCACGTTGCTGCCGCTCACAT